TCAGCACAGGACGACGATATCGCCATCGGCTACCCGCTCAGACAGAGCGGTCAGCTTGCCGATGCCTTCCCGCAGGAACCGGCTCAGCTGTTCGAAGCACTCCTGCTGATCCCGCGTGAGGTGAAACTCCGACTCCATGGACTCCATCAAGTCCAAGCAGCACTGATTGAGGAATCCCACCTCAAGCAGCTCTGCCCGCAGCCTACGCCTCAGCATCTCGTCCATACCAACATCCCTATCTGTTCCACACATCAGCGGAGGACCGTAGCAAAAAGGCGACGTTGGTCACAATTATCAAAACGCTTAGGACTGGGGGAGCGGATAGCGCTCTTTGATCGCTTGGACAGCTGCGACCCATGCCGCCAGGTCCGGCTTGGTGCCAGCGGTGATGGCGTCAAACTCGGCCTCCAGGCGCAGCGGGTCGGACTCGGTACGGTAAGCCCGACGCCGTAACTCCTGGACTTCGGCAAGGACGTCGTCGGGATGGAACGCCAGGTCGCCGACCGGGACACCAGCGAGTGCTGCGACCTCGTCCAGTGTGCCATCCCATTCCGCGAAGAACTTGCCTTTCAGGAGAACTCGTTTCATGGTCATGCGCTTGCTCCGTTGATTGTCAGGATGGGCGCAACATGGATACCCGGATCGACGAGGCCACCGAACCACGCCGGACAGGCGAGCGCGATCTGAGCCCCTGCGGCCGCGTAGATATACGGGCACGCGTTGTCATAGCCGTTATACGACTGCATCGAAAACCTGAGATGCACCCACTGGCCCGCCGGCAACACAACTCCCGGAGCGGCCACAGCCCCATTGATCCAGAGCCGATGGGTCGTATAGGGCGCAGAGGAGATATGAGCCGAGCCGCTTTCGACACGCAGCCACATGACGACAGTCGCCCAGGCGCCGGCGTTGAAAACTGTTTTGCTGCCGTTTGAGCAGCATAGATACCGCGTAACCCCATCCGCGCCGGCCGAGCCGGTAGTTGTCTGTGTCCCCGCTGTCAGCACTGTCGTGAAGAACTCGACCCCGTACCTTGAAACGGATGTCCAGGTGCGGCCCATCGCAGCCAGCAGTGCTTGCACCCGCGCATTGAGCGCCGGCCCTGCCCCACCATTTGTGCTGTTGTCGAACGAGAACTTTCCCCCATCTGCGAGGGTGGCGCCGTTCCAGCCATTGATGAAGGTGCTTGGAGTCCATGATGTTGTGAACATCGTATTCAGCGGATTGGCTGCGGTTCCCGCGAACCGACCCATGTCGGGCATCAGGTTCATGAACGGCAGAACGTTGAGCGCCGATTTCGCGGCAGATCCCAGCTCAGTCCAGGCGCCGCTTTCGCGGGCATATGCCTTTCCGTCGCTCGGCGCGTCGGCCATCCCGCCTACCAGCTCAGTCCAGGCGCTGCCGGAATACTCGTATGTCTTGACCTGGCCTGCCGGGGTTGTCTCGTTCGCAACCTGAACCCGCCAGCCCAGCCGTGGCGGCATGTACTCCCAAATGGGCGTGGTCGCACCCGTTGCCCACCACCGTGCAATTCGGTTCTGGTTCGCACCGCTACCGGTGAAGATGTAGGTGTCGCCCTCGGCCTGGCCGCTGGTGGGCAGCGTCGCGATGCGCGACTTGACTACAGGCTGGCGGAGGAAGTCGTCCCAGCGCCACATCCGAATCAGATCGCTGTAATGCCCTTCTCCAGGCAAGCCATTGATCAGCAGGCCGGTATTCGGTCCCATATAAAGAGTCATGGTGCTACGCCTCCAAGTTCCTCGCCGAGGCGGAAGCCAAGGCCGTGTCGTTCGATTGTGATGTCGTGCTGCTGCCAGCTTTGCAGACCGTCGCGAATGCTGAACAGCACGATGCGCAGCACCGGCAGCAGCCCATGCGCCATGTCGTCCTCGAGCGGGTAGGTCCAGGTCGTGCCGGTCAGGCCGGTGTACGACTTCTTCAAGCTGCTACCGCTGTAGATGCTCAGCGTGTAGGTCGTGCCAGCTTCCAGCGAAATGCTGCTGGCAGAAGAGTCCACCAATTGGTCGGCCTGCAGCAGCCGGTTGCGGTGCGCCCACGACACGGTCAGCACACCGTAGGTCTTCGTCGGATACGCCACACCACACACCAGCACCCGGCCAGGCGCATAAGGCCGCGCCTGGCGCTGGTTCATTCGCAGCGAGTCGACCGGCGCGAGGCTCTCTGCGAGCGTCGCCGAGCTGGTGCGGCTCAGCAGCTTCACGTTCACTGTCTCGCCGGTCACGTACTCACGCGTGTCCTCGGTCGCCCAATCCTCGTAGAACCAGATCAGCGCGCCGGCCTCATGCGGAGCTGGCACCGTATCGACGCATCCCCGCGCGAGCACCGCGGTGCCGGCCGCAACGTTGATCGCGTCGACCCGGAAGATCTCGTCATCGATCATCGCCGCCGAGCCCACCTCGACCTGGTCGAGGTCGATACCCTGCACCAGCGTGACGCTGATGCTGGCCAGGCCCCGGCCGATACCGGCAGAGATCGCCGCGACCGGGCAGAAGTCGCCGGAGGTCCGCTCTTCGAATGGTGCAGACCCCACGCGGCTGAGCAGCGCGTAGTTCATCTGCAGGCCGGACGGCCGCATGCCCAGCGCCGCGAGGATGCCTGTCTCCGGCTGCAACTGCGCCAGATCCGCGTCGCTCAGCGCCGCCGCGAGGTCGCGGTACGGCGCCTCGATGAGCCTGCGGGTCGCAATGACCCGCGGGGTGCGGTCGGGCGGGGTCCAGTTCGGCGGCTGGACTGCGGACGTCCCGGCTGCCGGCAGTCCGAACACGTCTTCCAGCGCGGTGATGGCGATGGTGCCCTTCGTGAGTGTGCCGTAGTCGATCTTTCCGGCGCGCAGGACGATCCGCTCGATCCCGCGCTTCCGGCTGCGAACGCAGAACACGTCGCCAGGGTTCAGCGCATAGGCGCGCCGATCCAGCCGCACCTGGAGCTTGCGGATAGCCGACGTCGACACGTTGCAGTCGCGCGCCGCCACCCTGCCGGCCAACTCGCCGGTCGGTAGGCCCGGATACTCCTTCGTCGTCGTTATCACGCCGCCGGCCGCGCGGATCGCGCCGGCATTCTTCGCACGGGCACGCCGGTCGGTGTTTGTGATGGGGTCATGCCAGACGACGACGAACTGGTTCGCAGTGCCGTCGAGCGATGTGATGCTGTCGTCGTCGATCCCGAGCAGCCCGCTGTCCTCGTCGAATACCGGCAACGTCGCGACGTCGTAGTCATCACGGATCAGCCGCAGCGTCCAGAGTCCGGTCGATCGAGAAAGGAACTGGGTGGCGCCGATGTGATCGAGGACGGTCTGCTCGAAGTTGTCCAGTTCGTCTGCCACGCGAAACTTGAGGCACAGACCAAAGCCCTCGGCGAACAATGTATCTGCGGCCTTGCGATACGACGCCTGGTCCAGCAGGCCGCGATCCTTGCCACGGCCCCAGTCGCGGTTGGTCTGGCACTCGAACAAGATGTGAGCGGGGTTCATCGCCTTCACCTGGTCGCCGGCCAGGCTGATCACGGCCTTCTCGGGATACCAAACTCCACCGTCCCATCCGTTCAACGCGCGCCGCCACCGGCTCATCCACGCCTTCGGATACTTGTTCATCGCACAGAGTTGCCCGTCGAAGAAAGCAGTGGTGACGCCGCGGAACGCGGGCACCAGGCCACCTAACATCGCCGCCAAGCGAGGATTCACAGGTTGGTCCGGGGCGCCGAACATGACGTCTAGCGGCCCGGCGATGCCACCCTCCGCCTTGTCCCCACCGAACAACTCACCGGCCTGGATCTGGATGGTCTGGTTGCTCTTGACCGACCCCTTCCAAGCGGTACGGTCGCCGGCCTTGATCTCGACCATCTCGTCAAGCGGACCTCTCGCAAACCCCATGAGAATACCCATGTAGTAGCGGTAGCCCATCGTTTGCGCTTTGCTACGGCCGCCCATTTCCCGCCTCCGCACGTGCGTGGTTGACCAGGCGCACGGCCAACTCGTCACCGGTAGCCTCAAGCACCGATGCCGGCACTCCCTCGGCAACGAACCGGTGCCAGTCCAGGCCGTGGGCATTGAACCAGGCGCGCGCACCGGATACGCAGTAACCCGGCCGGCTGGTCAGCCCCGGCACACTGCGCAGATGCGCTGTTGTGATGATCAGATCCGTCACTTCTTCGACCCCTTCGATTTGACTGCCTTCGTCCGCTCGTTACCGGTACCGAGGACGATCCAGTCCTCGATCCACACATCGCCGAAGATCACGTAGTGGCCGGTGCCGTCCTCGGTCTGCGGAAGATCTTCGGAAGTCAGCGCCTCAGGTTTCGGCTTCGGCGCTTTCGCAGAAGTAGCGCTGCTGATCAGATACGACGCGACCAGAATCGCGATTTGCACCCACATGGATGACTCCTACCACCAGGGATCGCCGTCGAACGGCGACTTGCCCGGAAGAAACGGCACCGCACCGCAGTTCGGCGTGTTGTCGAACTTGTCGTTGCAGGTCTGAATGAGCTGGTCACAGCCAGGGAACGCGACAGCCCGAGTACCAGGAGCCAGCAGCGAGGTGCCGCCTACAAGGACCAGGCGGTTGCCCGTGTGTTGCTCGATGCCGCGCTGCTCGATCACTCCCTGACCGCTGTCCCATTCGACGTAGCCTCCGCGGAA